CGTTTGAAATATTGAATAGAATAGAAGAAGAAGAAAACATACTAGAAGGTAAAGAAACTAAAACTGAAGTTAAAGTGTTTAAAGGTTTTGCAGAAGGTAGATCTAAATAATGTATAATCAAAGTTTGTATGAGGTTGTAGAACCTGTTAAGCTAACTACTATAAGTAGACTTAATAAAAGTAAAAAGTGGGCTTACGGCTACAACAAAGAACATGATATTGTTGTTATATCTAGAACTGGTCAGATAGGTGAGATATACGATATACAGAATTTTAAAATAGCATTGCCAAAAGAAAGCAGTGTGTATAGCAACAAAGAAAAAAAGTGGAAACAGTTTGAATATCCTAAAGAATTATCAAGACTTAAAAGTATATTTGACTGGAAGAATTACCCAGAACAAAACAAAGAACAATGGCATGACTATATTGACGAAGAATTTAAACGAAGAGATGATGGGTTTTGGTTTAATAATAATGGGACGAATACCTACATTACTGGTACTCACTACATGTATCTCCAGTGGAGTAAAATTGATGTAGGTGCGCCAGATTTCAGAGAAGCAAATAGATTATTCTTTATATTCTGGGAAGCGTGTAAAGCGGATAAGAGATGCTACGGTATGTGTTATCTTAAAAACAGAAGATCTGGATTTTCTTTTATGTCCTCTGCTGAGACTGTCAATCAAGCTACGATTTCGACAGATGCAAGGTTTGGCGTACTATCTAAAACAGGAGCTGATGCCAAAAAAATGTTTACAGATAAAATTGTACCTATATCAATTAATTATCCTTTCTTTTTTAGCCCTATTCAAGATGGTATGGATCGTCCAAAGTCCGAGCTTGCATATAGAGTTCCAGCTTCTAAGTTCACTAGAAAGAAAATTACAACAAACGAAAAGTTAGAAGACATACAAGGTTTAGATACAACTATAGACTGGAAAAACACAGGTGATAATAGTTATGACGGTGAAAAACTAAAACTACTAGTACACGATGAAAGTGGTAAGTGGGAAAGACCTGATAATATTTTAAATAACTGGAGAGTTACAAAAACATGTTTACGATTAGGTAGTAGAATTATAGGTAAATGTATGATGGGCTCAACATCAAATTCATTAGACAAGGGTGGGGAAAACTTCAAAAAACTATACAACGCATCAGATGTTACTAAGCGAAACAGAAACGGCCAGACAGCGTCTGGTTTATATTCTCTTTTTATCCCAATGGAGTGGAACTACGAAGGATTTATTGACGAATACGGAAGTCCAGTCTTCGATAATCCAGACCATGATGTCTTTGACCCACACGGGGAATTAATAGACATAGGTGTTGTAGAAAACTGGCAAAATGAAGCTGATGGTTTAAAAGGTGATCAAGATGCATTAAACGAGTTTTATAGACAGTTTCCAAGAACTACAGAGCATGCATTTAGAGACGAAACAAAAAATAGTATATTTAACTTAGTTAAATTATACGAACAAATAGATTACAACGAGGAAATGTCTAGAACACTAGGTATTACTAAAGGTAATTTTCAATGGGTTAATGGTGTTAAAGATTCACAAGTAATATTTTATCCAGATCCAAAAGGTAGATTTAAAGTAAGCTGGGTACCACCGACAGACATACAAAATAAAGTTATAATTAAAAACGGTGTTAAACACCCTGGTAACGAACACATGGGTGCTTTTGGCTGCGATAGCTACGATATATCAGGTACCGTCGATGGCGTCGGCTCCAAAGGTGCACTTCATGGATTAACTAGGTTTAGCATGGAGGACGCTCCTGCTAACCAGTTTTTCTTAGAGTACTTAGCAAGGCCACAAACCGCAGAGATATTCTTTGAAGATGTTTTAATGGCTTTAGTATTTTACGGGATGCCTATATTAGCAGAGAACAATAAACCTCGTCTATTGTATTATTTAAGAAGACGTGGTTACAGAGGTTTTAGTATGAACAGACCTGATAAAATATGGAACAAATTATCTGTAGCAGAAAAAGAAGTAGGTGGTATGCCTAACTCAAGCGAGGATATAAAACAAGCTCACGCCGCTGCAATTGAAATGTACATACAAGATCATGTAGGTATGAAAAAAGATGGAGCATTTGGTAGTTGTTATTTTAACGAGTTACTAAACGACTGGGCTAAATTTGATATAAACAAAAGAACAAAGCATGATGCGTCTATAAGCTCTGGTTTAGCTATAATGGCTAACAACAGACATTTGTACAGGCCAAATGCTACGGTAGAAAAACCAAAACTAAATATAAGTATTGCTAGATATAGTAATAAAGGTAATACGTCAAAAATAATAAAATAAATATGATTGTAAAAAGTTATTTTCCTTCTCAAGTTGTAAGCGACCTAGAGAAAATGAGCTATGACTATGGCTTAAAGGTAGCTAAAGCTATTGAAGCTGAGTGGTTCCATACTGAGAGAGGTACTAACAGGTACACGACTAATCACAATAATTTTCATAATTTAAGATTATACGCTAGAGGTGAGCAATCAACACAAAAGTACAAAGATGAGTTATCTATAAACGGTGATTTGTCTTATCTTAATTTAGACTGGAAACCAGTACCTATTATACCTAAGTTTGTTGATATAGTTGTAAATGGTATAGCTGAAAGAATGTATGATGTAAAAGCATACTCACAAGATCCTTTTGGAGTTACTAAGCGTACTGAGTATATGGAGTCTATTCTAAGAGACATGCAAACAAGAGAGTTTAATGACATGGCTCAAACAGAGTTTAACATAGATTTATATGAAAACGCTAAAGAAGATTTACCTGATACACAAGAAGAGCTAGAACTACACATGCAGCTTAGTTATAAGCAAGCAGTAGAAATTGCAGAAGAGCAAGCGTTAAATACTTTATTCAATGGTAACAAGTATGAGTTAATAAAAAAACAGTTTTACTACGATCTTACAGTTTTAGGTATAGGTGCTGTAAAAACTAGCTTTAATACATCTGAAGGTGTTGTTATTGATTATGTTGATCCAGCTGATATAGTATATTCATATACTGAATCTCCATATTTTGATGACGTGTATTATGTTGGTGAAGTAAAAACAATACCAATAAATGAGCTTGTAAAACAATTTCCTCATTTAGATCAAAGCGAATTAGAAGATATAGTAAAAAACAAAAGCTATCACAAAACAAACTACAATCAAGGTTACAGCCGTAATGAGCATGATGTAAATAAAGTACAGGTTTTATATTTTAATTATAAAACTTATATGAACGAAACATACAAGGTAAAAGAAACAGGTACAGGTGGTGATAAGATTTTACCAAAAGACGATAGCTTTAACCCACCACAAGACGAAGGTAATTTTGGTAAACTACAAAAATCTGTTGAGTGTTTATATGAAGGTGCTTTACTTTTAGGTACAGGTAAATTACTTAAATGGGAAATGGCTAAAAACATGATGAGGCCAAAGAGTGATTATACTAAGTGTAAAATGAATTACTCAATTGTAGCACCAAGAATGTACAAAGGTAGAATAGAAAGTTTAGTTAGTAGGATAACAGGTTTTGCTGATATGATACAGCTTACACATTTAAAACTACAACAAGTATTATCACGCATGGTACCAGATGGTGTTTATTTAGATGCTGATGGTTTAGCTGAAATAGATTTAGGTAACGGAACAAACTATAGTCCACAAGAAGCTTTAAATATGTTTTTTCAAACAGGATCTGTTATAGGTAGATCATTTACCTCTGAAGGTGATATGAATCCTGGTAAAGTACCAATACAAGAAATATCTAGTGGAAGTGGTGGTGCTAAAATGCAAAGTTTAATTCAAACTTACAACTACTACATGCAAATGATTAGAGATACTACCGGGCTTAATGAAGCTAGAGATGGTAGTAGTCCAGACAAAAATGCTTTAGTAGGTATACAAAAACTAGCTGCAGCAAACTCTAACACAGCAACAAGACATATACTACAAGCTGGTTTGTTTTTAACATCAGAAGTTGCAGAGCAATTATCATTAAGAATATCTGATATACTAGAGTACTCACCAACTAAAGACGCTTTCATACAACAAATAGGTAATCACAATGTTGCAACGTTAAAAGAGATGAGTGAATTACATCTTTATGATTTTGGTATATTTATAGAGTTAATGCCTGACGAAGAAGAAAAAGGTATGCTTGAACAAAATATTCAAATGGCTTTACAGCAAAAAAACATAGAGCTTGAAGATGCTATTGATCTTAGAGAAATAAAAAACATAAAGCTTGCTAATCAATTATTAAAAATACGTAGAAAAAAGAAACAAGCTAGAGATCAACAAACACAACAACAAAATATTCAAGCTCAATCTCAAGCAAATCAACAAGCTGCTCAAGCTGCTGCTCAAGGTGAAATGCAAAAAGAACAAGCTAAAGCTCAAGCTCAGCTTTCAGTAGATCAAACAAGAGCTCAAATAGATGCTCAAAAAATGCAACAAGAAGTTATGTATAAAAAAGAGTTGATGCAGATGGAGTTTGAAATGAACATGCAACTAAAACAGATGGACCAACAAGCGTTGCAAGGTAAAGATGCAGAGAAAGAAGATCGTAAAGATCAAAGAACAAGAATTCAAGCATCACAACAAAGTGAGATGATTGAACAAAGAAAAACGGATAAACCACCTAAAAACTTTGAGTCTGCAGGTAATGATACCTTAGGCGGCGACTTCAATTTAGGGGGTTTTGATCCTAGATAAAAATTATTAATTATTATTATATTATATTATGGCAAAAAAGAAAACAGAAAAAGTAGTAGAAAAGGCTACTGAAGACAACACAACAAAAGTTGATCTTAAACAAACAATGAAACAAGACGATAACATCGTTAAAGTAAACTTAGACAAACCACTAAAACCAGAAGAAAATGAAACTACAGAAGAAGTTACAAAAGATAACGCTGACGACAGCGGAGTGGTTGAGCTCGTTGAGGATGCCGACACCACAGAAAAACAAGAAGAAGTACAACCGGAAGCTGAAACACAAGAAACTCCAGTATT